AAAGGGTTCCTTGGATGCCAACTTTTCTTCAAATTCTTGTAACGTGAGTTCCTGCATTATTGCACCTCACACCCACCACCACCACCGCAAGCAACTTCACCTGCGAGGTCGGTATTATCTTCAACTTCAACCACCTTGGTCAAATCAATCTTATGTAAGTGACCAACCATTTCATTGTATTGTACTTCATCAATATCTTCAAAAGGAGCTTGCATATATGAATGCTCCGAGAACGGAAGTACACTTAATGCGGTAAAGTTATCGCGATTATCCCACATCCACTCGCCCACACCAACCCATTCATCTGGTTTGATAGTTACGGTGACTGAGACGTTGTTCTTGTTTTCACCCTTACGATGACCTGTCTTTACCCATTCCTTCCAAACCTTACTGGTACGAGCGAGAAGGTCAAGTGCAGTTTCTTGACGAGTGATAGCAGCCTTTGGTGCCTTTTGTGGAACAGAGATAACTGCTTGTTGCTTCGGCTTGAAGAATTCGTCTTCAACAATCTCTGGATGATTGTCAATCAAATATTGATAGATACTTTCGTTCTTACCAACACGGATACGACGAACATAGAAGTCATTATGCCAAGCGTGAATGCCAGAGGAAGTTCCTAATACTAGTGAGGAGGTTCCTTCGGGCTTGACTGTCGTTGAACGAGCTGCCTTGTTGGTTCCAATCATCTCTGCCACACGGGCATTTTCTTCCTTCACCATATTGGCAGCTTCCTTCATATTTAAATTGAGTACGGTACCAGAAGCAATACCGGTCATAGACACTCCAATAAGAGCTTCCTTTTCTGTTGTCTTTTTCCATATATCTCTCAAATAGTGAAAATCAGTATAACTTGCTTGTAATGTTCCGATAAATGCTGCTGCCTTTGCACGTGCGTTGAAATCATCTTGGTCCTTGATGTCACCTGCGTTAATCGTGGTGAGGTTACAGAATTGGAATGGACGAAGTGAAATTTCTGCGCAAGGATTTAATCCCCAATTTGGGTCGTTCGTAAAGAAGAAGCCGGGTTCTCCTGAACCACTCATTTCAATCTTCTTCCAAAGGTCCAAGAATACTTCCTTCTCAATCTTGTGACGAACGATAACCGCACTATTGTTTGAACGGCCACGTTGTGGATTAGTTTCCCACCAGTTACCGAACTTACAAGTCAACATATCATCATCGTCCAAATCAAACAATGAAATCATTGCTGAACGACGAATACCACCAGACAGAACTGCATCAGCGATAAAGCACAACATATCGTGTACTTCAAGTGTGGTAAGTTTCTCACCATTTTGCTTGCGGTCAAAAATCTTTTGGATATTGTGTAAGCAATCCTTGAGCGGTTCTGGACCCGGCGCCTTTCCACCAGAGGTCAAGAGTAATGCGCCCTTAGGACGAACATCACTAAAATCATAAAGTGGAAGAGCCTTACCCTTCATGTATGCAGCAATCATTACCTTCACTGCATCTGCCCACCCTTCAATACTATCACCAACCAAGTAACGGCGTGACTTTGTGGGTTTGGTGATTTCTGGTAACTTTTCTACATGATACTTTTGTACGGAATATCCGACCCCTGTGCCCGAGAGCAACAAGAACATGACTTCGGAGAATGCGTCAGTGTGATCAATAGGTAGGAAGCAGCAATTATACAAACGAGCGTTATTAATGTTAATTGGTTTCCCAGCAAACTGCAAACTGCGCATGGAAGGAAGTATTTTCTTATCGTAGACAAATTCATATGCTTCCTCAATTTCTTTTGTTAACTTGGGAAACTTTTCCAAGTGCATCTTCTTATTTCTATCAACGAGTTCCTTCCACGTTTCACGGCGTTGCTTCTTTGGAAGATACTTCGCATATTTCATAAACGTTGTAATTTCTGATAATATCTTTGATTCTAATTGCATACTACTTGCTCCAAAATCGTTAGGGGTTGGGGTTAAATAAATACTACTGTGTTACATGAAAAATTCGGTGATTACCCAACGATATTTTTATTCTAAATCCATTTCTAATAATTTCTTTGCAAGATTTTGTTTTGTAACCATTTCTCCGTTTTCCATTTGCTTCTTCAACAGAATCCCCTTGGCAGAGGATTCATCGTAAATCTCTATCTTACCTACACTTGCGTCAATAATCATCGGGAAAGTATGACCATCAGCACCAAATCGGTTCTTGATGATATGAGCCCGACCTGTCTTATGTACCTTATCCTCTAACTTCCGTGAGATTGAGATAACCAAATCCGCAGTCATAATCTTACTATATGATTCTGCAATCTTATCCGCCTGAATCACCTCGTCCTGCAAAGCACTTCGCTGTGTCTGTGAAGCAGTCCAGATAGGAATTTGTAATTCACCTGCCAATCCACGGAGTTCTTCATATACCGCACCCAACTCTTGATATCGTGCATCGGTTCTGGCGGTTGCACTCATTAAGTCTGCATAGTCAACAATCACAAGGTCTGGCTTGAAACCTAACGAAGCCATTTGTTGAATGTGTGCTTGAATCGTGTGTGATGTAATTGTACGAGCAGGGTAATACTTAATAATAATTTCACCCTTAATTTTTTCAACAAGTTCTTTAATAACTTCTGGATGTTCTGGTACCTTTCCAGGTTCAATTCCTGTATAGATGGTATCATATCGAAGACCAACATAATTTTCATTCAATTCAAGCGTATAATGCACGACCTTCTTTCCTTTTTGTAATGCGTTCGCACCCATTGTTGCCAATGCCCAACTCTTACCGACACCAGACGGAGCAATCACGACACCTAATTCACCCCCTGCCAATCCACCACCGATAAGTGAGTCAATTGCATCCCAACCAGTGGGGACAGTATCACGTGCATCCTTCGTCAATCGTTTATCAACATCCTTCTTCCAATCGTGACCGACTGTTTTGGGTTGCCCACTCCGCATGGCACCGTCAATAATAGTCTTGATTTCACCATACTGTCCCATCTGCAATAAATCAACAGACTTGATAATTGCAGACTTCAATGTTTGATTCTTTCCAAAATCCAAGAAACTATCTTTAATATAATCCAAATCATTGTCTTTCATCTTCTGGAAAATACCTCGAAGTGATTCGACAATAGAAGTACGTAACGTATCATCCTTGACGGATTTATTCATTTCAACTTTAAAGACTTCCAATGTCGGAAGTACCTTATAGTCATTAAAATAATCCAACGTTGTTTCTACAATCCATTGGTTTGCATCCAACTCAAAAAAGTTTGGATTAATAATATCAAAAGATTGCGCAACAAAATCTGGCGAGTTCAACATCGCAGCAACTACCTTTGATTGAAAACTCGGTCCAAACTTTGCCAACGTATCTACATTCTTATCGTACTGCTTATGATTTACCATAATATCTTGCCAGTGGTGTAAAATTAAATGTTATCCATTCGTCATAGTTTTGCATACTTCCTATAATCTTACTACGAACCATAAGTCGTGTCAAGTCCGCTTTTCGAAGTGGAGGACAACCTTCTTCAAACTTATGTAATATTTTCATCTTTGCATCAACATTAATATCTACATCGTGTAAATTCATCAATTGCAGATTTCTATTTACTATACTACTATTATCTAAAATATTTTCTACTAACTTCGGTTTCTTTTTAATATCAACATATTTTTGTTCAATCAAATCTAAATCCACTTCAACGTTCGGGTCGGCAAGTTCTGGAATATATTTTAATACGGTCTTTTCACCTGCCCCCTTGATTCCATCAATATTATCACTCTTATCGCCAAGCAGTGACCTGTAGAATACGAAGTTGCTTGGATGAACACCATATGTTTCCAATACGACATCTATATCAAAAGTTTTCTTCTTTACGGGATTATACAGTTTTACACTTTCACTCACCATCTGTAAAAAGTCTTTATCTGTAGAATAGATAGTACTGTTTCCTCCGTTCTTAGTAACCAATTCAGAGAAATATGCAATTGCGTCATCGGCTTCAATATGGTCTAATGCAAGAATAGATACTGGTAGGCACTCCACCATTTCTACCAATGATACCAACTGCCACTTCATATTTTCTTTCTCTTGTTCATCGGTAGTCATATCATACTGCCGATTCAAACGAGTTGGTGGTTTCCGATTTGCCTTATATTCCTTGTGTATCTTACGCCGACGTTGTGACCCACCCTTACCATCAAATACCAATACAACACGGGTAGGCTTGAAGCTACGAATAGCAAACCCCAAGGATTTCATAAAGCCAGCCATACCACCGATATGATTACCGTCATCGTCCAAAGTGGGAATTGCTGCATAACTTCGCATAAATGTATTCAACGCGTCAATAATAAGGACACGAGAATTATACCCCGTATCCTTACTATCAAACTGCATCTCGTTAAACACCTTCAATAAATCAGTCATTTAATAGTTGCTTTTTAGATGGTGATACTTCTTCCTCATCCTCCGCGGCTTCTTTACTCACCGCAGACGGATCGAAGTCCTTCTCATACTTCATAATCATTGCTTCGCAAATCTTATCATACAACTCTGCTTTTCGTTCTTGGTCTGCTTCAAGAAATGTTGGAAATTCCTTACTCTGGAACTTCTCATCGTTATACGAATACCATGCACCAGATTGCTTGATGATACCGTTTTCCTTCAAGACATCTAACCAACTGCTGTAATCATCAATACCACGATTGAAATAGATGTTGAATTCAGCTTCACGATACGGCGGCCCCAAACGATTCTTGGTGACCACTGCTTTTGTGGTGATACCGATGATGTTTCCAGCCGAATCCTTTAACTTTCCAATCTGTGACAGACGGATACGAGTGGAGGCGTGGAATCCCAATGCCTTACCACCAGAAGTCGTATATGGGTCAGAGAACGCAGGAGCATTCATCTTCAAACGAAGCTGATTGGTAAAGACCAGTGCAATCTTTTCACGACCAAGAAGGTTGGTAATCTTTCGCATTGCCTTACTGATAATGATAGACTTTGCAGTCGCGTATCCATCCTTATTGAAGTCTGTTGCCATTTCGGTTTTGGTAGAAGCCGCGGCAACCGAGTCAACAACGATAGTGACTAACTTATCTTTCTTTCCAGAAGCACGAACCTTCTCAATGATATTTACGATAGAATCAAAAATATCTTCAACTGTATCATGTTGAACATAAACGAGCTTTTTCATATCTACCCCAACGGCAGAGAAAAACTCATCGTTCACTGCGTTTTCGGTATCAATAAGAACTGCAACACCACCACGTTTCTGTGTGGTCGCAATAAGTTGTGCACCAACGAGTGACTTACCAGATGCTTCCAATCCAGTCAATTCGGTGATACGTCCGGCGGCAATACCACCATTCGGACGATTACTGATTGCGATATCCAGCATCGTATTACCAGTGGAAATGAAGTCAGTCAAATCCGTAGGAGTTTCCTCTTCGCCATCAAGGAAATAGGCAACTTGTCCGTCCTTATATAATTTATTTAAACTATCTGCAATTACTTGTGCCAGTTCATCACGGTCAGCAGTTGGACTGGTCTTTTTTGTTTTCGTTTCTTTTGCCATAGTGTTCCTTATATGTAACAAAACACGGAGATACTAGGTAGTTTTGAGGCTACCTAGTACCAACCGTGTTTTTGGTTAATTAATCGTCGTTAAAAAGTGCGTCGAACTCGTCAACAGCCTTCTTGACATTCTCCTTCGGAGCAGCAGTTTCTGCAACTACAGACTTTGGTTCGTCCTCACGGGTGGCAGGAAGAACAGAGTTATCGGGGTCAAGATACTTCTCAAGCACAATCTTCAACTCATTGTAGGTAGGTTCGGTGTAAAGTTCCTTGATATCAGGCTGTTCCGTCATCCACAACTTCATCTGTGCGGAATCAGTAGAAAGTGGAGTCTGTGATGGCTTTACCTTCACCGAAGTCTTAGCAAAACTTGTGTCCGACTTCTCTCTCGGAATATACTCAACTACGATGTCGCGGCCAGCCTTGGGGTCGGTAATATCACCATAATCAGGATCAGAGATGTAGGAAAGAAGTTCTTGATAAACTGTCTTACCGAACGAATAGAAACGAACGCCCTTGTCCTCTTCACCACGAACGATGACAGGAATATAGGTACGGAGCTTCGGCATGAACGGACGAGCTTCGGCATAACGTTCCTTCGGGTCACGGGTCTGGTCTGACTTCAATGCGTCAGCAAACTCCGCAATCGGGTCACGGTTACCATATGAGAGTGGTGAGAGATGGGTCTTGTTGCCCAAATAGTGGAAGTAGAGTTCGATAAATGGATTCTCTGTGTTATCCTTCCACGGGACGATACGGATGACTGTCTTTCCTTCCTTCGGCTTCCAGATAGCGATATCACGCTCCGCGACGCCGACTCGCTTGAAACTGTTAAGCTTACTCTTTAATGCGTTGATGTCTAATGCCATTGTACTTCTCCTGTGTTTAAAAATGTTTAAGGGTGTTTATTGTAATATACCCCAAGTAGGAAGAAGTATATTACGGTTTGTTTAGTTTGTCAAGTCCTACTTACTAAAAGTTTAATATTTCTTTTATTTTTGTTTTAACGATTTTTAATTGACCGTGCGCAGTTACTAAAATAGAATTTTTTAATTCATCCCAATCAATCTTATAGGATTTATCTATCTTACCACCGTTCTTACTTGCAATCAATGCGTTTAATGCATTAATTGTATATATTGTATTTGTTTGTTTCTTTCTATGCACTGATATAGTTGAAGCTGGCGGTGCGTAATGTTCTTTTAATGAACCCGCTACAATATTATATGTTAAAATTAATTGTGTAGGGTCATCAACATTTTCTAGTACGTATATATTGTTGAACGCTAATGTGTAGGAATTCTTCACTAAATTTACACTTTCCTCCAATTTATCAGCCGCTATAAAAGTACATAACAGTTGCGTTTCATTCATATGATACTCGTAAGACTGTTAACCAACTTCTTATAAGTATCAAATTTTATTCGATAACACTATATTTTATATACGTTTAATTCATTATAATTGTGACCACGATACTGCCGAACAGGATATCCACTTGCACTTAATATTTCTGCAACTTTCTCCATCAAATACAACTCATCATTTGGAATATCCAATAAAATTGCATCATAGGTATAAAGAACCACCCGATTTAAGAATTGACAAACCTTTTCTACCCGTTGAATGGCTTCTTCGGTTTCGGTCAACTGCATCATATAATTGAATACTTTGTTCTTTGATGGGTTAGTAAGTATCACCTTGCGACCAGTTTGCGACAATACAAATCCATTCTGACGGTATTCTTCCCATAGTTTAGACGAATACTCCTTAATCTTTTGGAAGAACTCTACACCACCCGTATCATCAGATTGACCATACATCAATGCGAAGGTTCTGGCCTTAGACTCCTCATATTGCTCTTTGGTTATAGTAAGATTACCATAATATTGTTGAGCGAGATATTTGTGAAGGGATGTGGGGGGTAGATAATAGTCCATCAACTTTCCTGCTAATCGTAAGTGGAATGCCTCGTAGTCAAACTGCACAAGGGTTCCGTTCTCACCAAACCTACTGATGAACTTCTCACGACTTCCATCGTTCTTATTAAGAGCGGCAAAGTTGATACCACCGAAGGCATTACTTGGACGACCTGTCGAGGTATAGATATTGTAATCGGAGTATACCATTCCGTCCGTAGTACAAATTCCAGACTTTTCAATATTGGTCAATGTAGGAATCGTAACCTGATTGATAAACTGGAACGATGGGTCAAGTTCCATAGATTCGTATCGCTTATGGAGATGTTCACAATGTTGAAGAAATGCTTCAGCAGTTTCCACCCACGAAGTCAGCGGGATACTATAATGAAGATTCTTGAACTTGAACTGATTTTTAATTTGATGAATACCCATCGTATAGAATTCACGATATATCGGAATCACATCATTGTTGAGATGTAACGCTGTTGCCAAATCAATCACATTGACCGCATTGGTCAGATGTCGGAGTTCTTTCTGGTGAAGGGTGACGAGCTTATACGCACGGGACAGGTCAATCTCAAAGTGTGGAGCATCGGGATGATTCACCGATACTGTATAGAATGTCCCATCTTCGAATCGGAAATGAAGTGAGGACAACTTATTCTGGACGGGATGTAGAAACGCATCAACCGCTACGGGATAGACATAAGCAGTCTCTTCCAGTAAGCGGTTGGTGAGTTTTGTAATATCGTCTAGATTTGTGATAACCATTCGTTCCTCAATAATAATATATAATCAAATATAGTATTACTCGGTACGATTGTCAACCCCTATTACATACTGCGAACTACTTCGGATAATATATGTTAATTCTGGCATGGTTACTTTGTAATACTTTAATATAGTAGAATTTTTACTTAGCACACCCTTGACTACTCCATTAGCAGATTCAGTATCTTCTAATCTTCCGTTAATATACCATTTAAAATAAATCACAGCATATAATGGATTCTTACCAAATCTATCATATTGTGTCTTATCTATTTCAATCACCGTTTTATTAGATAAAATCCGTAGGAAGTATCGGGTGATATATCCGACTCGCATATCATTTAAGGTTATTTTTGGTATTGTCCCATATGGGATTGTAAAATTATTCATCATCGTTTTGTGGTCTATATCTAAAGCGTCCTTGAATTTTAGTAACCCATCCAGATTGTAATGTAAATTCATGAGCTATCTTTGTAACCATGTATACCCCACGTTTTAATATTTGAGGTACACGATCTACTGCAAATGTTTGGAACAGTTGAATCCCACCGATACCAGGCATAGTTAAATCAACGATACTCTTTGTTAAATTACTACTATTAAATGGATGTACTTTGTCTTTTGTTCCGCTACCGCCACTATTACTATCCAATGCTTTTAGCATCTTAGGTGGGTTTAATTCAACAAGTTGTATAGCTTGACCAAGATTTCCATATTCACGAACTGCGGCCACTCCGTTTGGATTCTGAGTTATGAGTGTTTGCGCAGCAGTTTTACGTTCTTCCAATTGTCTCGTTACTGTTGTCTCAGGTGACCCAAACTCAACATCGAATGGATTAAATCCAGTTGTTAATACACCCGTCGGTGCTGCAGGAGCAGGTCCACCTAAAAACTCTGGACGTTGACTTTGTGGATTTAGTGTTGCAGCAGTTACTTCAACTCTTACATCATCTGGACACGTACCAGTTGTGGTTACTCCCCTACACGTTGCATAAATCTGTGGAATTAGTGATAACGTTTTTAATTCATTGATATCGATGGCATTAATAGTTCCACGTTGAGCAACTCCACCAATATTAGCGATTGCTTGTACCGCAATAACTTGTGGTAAGTCAAATGAAATATTGATATCGAGAAGTTCACTACCCAAGTCATCATCCGTCAATTGCTTTGTTTTACGATTAAACATATACAAATATTTTGGTCGGTTAATTTGTATAGCTTCAGTATTACTTATCTGTATCGTTTTCTTTTCCCCCATAAACTCTTCTAGCTGAAGTTTTGGGTCGTCGGTTCTAGTAATACTAGTTTCGTCTATCGTATCCAAATCAGAAACAGTTTGTGTATTTTCTGAGAATTTTGGTAAAGTATCAATAACATGCATTCCCGGCCGGGAAGTATCGTTAGAAATTAATTGTAAGTTCCAATATCCATTTACACTGGCGTTCATATATCCTAATAAATTATTGATACCTGTAGACACCGTATCTGCCGCAGTAAATGCTTGTTTGATAGCGTTAGTATTAATCCACACACCATTACTTAAGAATGAAGTATCTCCTGTACTCTTGAAATCACCAACATCTTGATTTCCTACGATTTTACCAAAAATACTACTATCCGAAAAATTGGTTGGTGGGGTAGTACCCGTTTCTTCCGACCGTCGTAGTGCTTCTGCTAACACATTAACATATTCAAATGTAGCATCATATAACTCTTGTTGCCCAGAATTGTATATTAACATTACGCCTGGGTTTGTTGACCGAAGTGCAGGATTATATGCGACTTCATTTGCTAATAATAAATTTCTATCTGGTGATGGTTGTGTTCCTCTATCACCCATTGGCTTGATAAAGTTTGAACGTAAGTATGTTTCATTTTCTACACCGTTGTTAGCGAACAAGCTCATCAGACCGTAATTTTTGTCATTTAATATTACGTTCACAAAGAACTTCCACGAAACGAAATAACCACCAATACCTGTACCTGTGTCTGGATTGTTAGCACCAGTAGGTTGATTACCGCCACCTGTTGCGTTTGTTGTTGCTATAGGTACTACGTGGCTAATCCATTCACTTGAAATTTCTGAACCATCATCCGTAATTACTTTGGTTAATAGATACTGTAACGAATTTGTTTTTCTGGATGCTGCGTCATCAAAATATTCGTGTACATCTGTAACCTTACATTCTGGGTCATCCACTGATGTACCAGTACGACACAAAGGTTTTGCTCCTGTATACTTTGATGGTATTTCAAATTGTTGTACGGAATGCACAGTAAGTTCAATTTCATATGTATTATTTTTTCCATACTTAAGTCCAAACTTTACCACATATCCAATAAAAATTTCATAGTTACCAAAATTTCTATAAACATACTTTTCTATGAAAGCTGTTTGACTACTTTCCAATGTAATCAATTTCTTAAATCCATCTTCTGAATCATTTATGACCGAAGAATCTGTACGTATATTACCTTGGTTATCAAATGTCCAATTATATGGTTCTATATCTTCTGGAGTCTGGTCCGATGCTAATCTACCGTATTCTAATATAACTCTGGTAGCTGGTCGCATAAAGTATTTCATCAACGCATTTAACTGACCAACGGAATATGCGGTTATCTTTATCGTTGCTTTAAATAACCCACCACGAACCCCCATAGGTCCAACAGTACTCCTATCAGTAGTTATACTGGTGATACCGGGGGGTGGGATGTTTGGTTGATCTAATTGCACATCTTCTTCTGTAACAACCACGGGTACTCGACCAGTTGCACTTGTAGCATATCCCACGATACTTCGCTTAGATGTACCTTGGCCAAGGTATATATCTTCAAACTTTAAGTCTTGTCGGTCATGAACGCCTAATGTTGGGCACCATGCTGACTTATGTTGCTTGGAAAGTAAATTATCTCCAGACACATACATCAATGACGTAAGTTTAACAAATGGAGTATGAGAGTGTATAGTATTCCTTGATAGTCTACGTCTAGTTAATTCGTATTGAATATTTGGATGAAATGATTCAATTGATGAGATATAAGGAGTAATGTTTGTAGTTGTTGTAGACCGTGATTTACGAGAACTTAATCTCTGAACGGCTGCTCCGTCTGTTCTGGCGTATAGAGTACTGGCTGGAATTACTGTATTTTGTGACGGAGGAACTTGGGTTAGTTCTACTGATTCAATTAGTGTATACGTGAATAGTTCTTTATGTAATGTACGTTTAATACGTACAATCCTCATAAACTGGTTGAAATCTCCAGCTGTTTGAAATACTTGACATCCTGCACTATAATTGTTTACCGCTAATGTAGTACCGACTGCGTCCGCTCGGTGAATATTAATACCTAAATCATTACGGTCTTCAAAAATAACTCCTGGACCATCGGTATCTAAAGTCTTATTTTTGTTACCATCTCTCCAAATTTTTACCTTTCCATTTCGTTGGCACAATGCTTCATATTTTCTACGGTGGAAATCTATTTTATATACATTAACATATTGGCCGGGTACCAACTGTGATACTCCACGTAAATCTTCCGGGCCTCGACCTGCCAAAGAATAAGTAAGACCTGGATCCGTTGTGGCAGCATACTGATAATATTCATACCGTCCCGCATTCTTATATACTACCAGTATCCAATCATTAAATGTATTGGTATTTAATTTTCCTGATGACGAATTACGCACGCCGATAATGTTCAGTTTTCCATCTTCATACCAAACATATCCTTTGCGTTGAAATAATTTATTTAGTTCATCTATATTAAACTGATTTACTTGTGTCATAGGTTAGGTATTCTTAACACGGTACCAGCCGGAACGGTTAACGTACCGTTCGATAGTTGATTTGCTTGTGCAATTATCCACCAGTTGTTTGGTGTTTTGTAAAAAATATTAGAAATAGTATCTAATCTGTCTCCATCACGTGCTTCATAATAAAATGGTACCGCTTCGGTTGGTATACTCGTTGGTATACTTGACGCATAGTATGCTGGTGCGTTTGGAGATTCAATTTTTTGTAGGGTATCAATATATCGATTCATTATCGTGCACGTGTGGTAGGTTGGGTTGTTGAGAATACTGCTTGAGCTGCTTGAATTCTTCCAACAGCTAAATCCAGATCTAAACGAGTTAATAATGGATTGTATTAAGATCTTGGTATCTGAGAGAATTGTGGGAATGATCGTTCAAACGGAGTAGGTAAATCTTGGAATGATCTTGGAGTTATTGGTACTTGTGGTGTAGCTCCTACTTTTGTGCCTTGACTACTTTGTGAACGTTGAGCTTTGACACGTGCTTTTCTACCATCTTTTTGTTTTTCGGGTGATGGTTTTTTATCTGCTCCACCTGGTGGTGTTACCGGTGTTTCTCCATCTGCTACAACTAGTGGTTTTTGTGCACCACGTTCCTTAGTTCCTTCCATTGCTTGTGTAATTTCATAGAATGGGCTATCGTATGTTTTGGTTCTCTTTTCCAATAATACCAAATTCATTTGCACATTAATAACTTGAGATACTTCTCTATCTACATCAAATGTAATACTTTCATCTAAAAAGTCAAAGTCTAAATTATCGATATAGCATGGTTGGTCTTTATAAATATTTCCAATAGTCATTCTAAATAATGGTGGAACCATAAATCCATTTTTTGAAATACCCTTTGGAAATGCCCGACCAGATAAATTATTAATACGTAACCACATAGAATCCAATTCTGCTGCCGTCATAGCAGCAATATTAAATTGTAATGATACCGAACGTTTGGCACCAGAATATGTTACGAATCGTTCGATTCTACCAACATATCTTTGTTCATTATATTCTGGTTTAACACTTTCTTTGATAGAAGAAATCAATGCTCTAAAATGTATCGGATTGTTACCATCAGCATCACTGAATATAAACTTAATGATATCTGCGTTAACGTTATTTTTAGTATCAATTTGTGATGTATTGTGGTCTATGATGGTACTATATGAGATTTGATTTTGAAACAAATCTTGTTTATTTGTATTTCTATCAGACGCTAATACATAATTGTATACATCATCACCAAGTGCAAAATACCCACCGGTATCTTCTAAATTTTTAAATGTTCTTGAACCAGACTGAACTTGGTTTACATAACTAAGGTTTCTCAAATTAAGATCTGTAATATTTGATTTTTCCTTATATAATCCAGCAGGTCGTTTGGTACCTTGGTCTGTAATGTCTTGTTTTGCTAATAGTCTTGGGTACCAATTTACATTATCTTCTGGACGTACATAAAAAAACCCAGTTTTCTTACCATCAGGAATCGTTTCTGGTCGTGCACTTAAGGCACGGATAGGCGATAATACAGTATTTACAACAGATTGTATAAATCCACTTGCTCCATTTTTGAAACTATCAATAGTTTCTTTTTGTAGTGCTCCACGATTTTTTCCTAAAATACTTGGAAACCCAATATTTCTACGAATAAATAAAGATGGCGGTACATTAAGTAGTGTTTCTAATGGATTATATAAACGGGTTTCCGCAAAAGTGTTTCCGGTTTGAAGTAGGGTTTGTTTAGCAAGAAACAATACCCCTTTATTAGAACTCAAAAATTTACTAATACGTGATGTATCCCGAGCTGTTGATACAAATGGGGTGAGTCGAGTATCATCTTTTATTCTACTCTTACTCTGAGCGGAGTCAGGCTTGATTTCGGTAACCGAATCATTTTGGTTAGAAAATCGTCCATAGATTTCTTTCGCTGATGCGTTGAAGCGTTGTTCTAGTGTAGTGAATGCCATAGGTTATACCACTTCGTTTCTAGAGTGTACACCAACCAATTGAAAACGAGGAACCTGTTGTACCTCACCACCTACAGCAATTGTGGTGGTTGCGTTTTGAATCGTGTCAACTAATCTATCAATCTTGTTGAGAAGTATGAAATTTTCTCCAGATGGTGCTTGTAAGGTACCCTTATCGAATAGATGGGTACCTGCCATTATCGTATCACTATTATTTAATGCAAACTCCCCAGTTGGCGTAACCAAAGTACGTTCACCGTATCCTGGCATGGACATCATATCGTCTGCCTTACTAAATACTTTATCGAACAACCAATTAGCTGCCCATGACCCGGCGGTCGCGCCCAGCATTGTACCAACTCCTGGTATGGGAATAAAACTACCTAACGAACCACCTATGACCGTACCTGCAAAGGTAGCCAATGATCTACCAAATGCTCGTTTAATATCTTTATTTTGTTGATAATCAACAATTCCACTAGTTAATCCAGCTATAACACCAGCCCCCCGTGAAGCTCTAGCACCCTCTATCATTTTAGAACGAGCAGTAGGTGGAGGTCCACCTGGTACGGGAGGTCCACCTGGTACGGGAGGTCCACCTGCAGGGCCTCCTGTTGGGCGACCTGGTGCACCTAGACTTAAAGCTCTTAACGTTCTCATAGATACTACTAATTGTAAAATAAATGCTGCAAGAGAACCTACCGCTACGGCCAAACTGCCGGCAAACAACACTAACTTATTTTTTGCCAATACATCTATAATTTGACCAAATAATGTTAACTTGTCATTACTATCGTCAGTCTTTTCTTTTTGCTTAGTTACAGCTTCTTGTAATTTATCAAAATTACCTGCTCCTTTGACTTTGATGATTTCGTCAACATTAATACCACTAATCTGACCTAATAATGCTCTGTAACTTGCACTACGTAAGTCTTCTGATTTTACTAATGATGCAACATATTTTTGTGCTTCACCTGGTGCTCCAAATTCTTGAAGCTGCGTGAGTTTTTCAAAATCAATTTCTGTACCGAGTTGGCCAAGCTGTGCTATTGCGTCAATTTGTCCATCTAGGTTTGTAACATACGATTCTGCCCCTTTGTTAAGTGAATCAAGGGAAATCCCCAAGCGGTCAAAATCTAAAGCACGTTTCAACATAGACGTTCCGAATATGTTGATAGATGTTAAGTTTTTATTTATTATGTTGGATAACGTTCCCGTCTGTATACTTTGTCTACCAGTAGCTGCACGAAGTGATTCAAATCCTGCGGCCGTTGTGGTTCCTGTTAATGCAAGTGCTCGGAATGTTTCCGCAGTTGGTGCGCCAAATATTCTGGCCTTTCCTAAATCTTGATTAAACTTACGCATCCCCTCGTCGGATCGAGTCAGTCCTTCAGAAAATCCACCAAACGCTTCAGCAGCGACCCTTGTCGTATTTTTAAGTTCCTCTGCATTAAATATTTGATTTGGGTCAAAACTGAATATAGATTTAACTGATTCTATCATCGACCCAATTTCTAATCCTACACCTTCTTGTGCAGAAATACCAATATCACGTGCATTTTTCACACCATCCATTATTATCTGCACACCGTCCATCAACGCCTTACCCAATGCCTTTATTCTGGTGGCAAGTCCATCAAACGCCGCGGACATAACCGATGCGTTTTCACCAAATATTTTATTTAACGCCACTTGTTTGACAGAGAAATCATTAATACTTTTTGTTAAGTCGTTAGTAGCCTTGTCTGCTGCTTTTTGAGCTTGGGCTCGTTTTAGGGCCTCTTTACGATCATTTTCTTCTGTAGCAAGTTGTTGTCCAACTGCTCGGGTATACTCGTTCGTACCGTTTGCCGCATCACGCATTTCCGCAACTAGCATTTGTAGTGCGGATTTTAATTCAAATATGTCATCTGCACCTAAATTATCTGCCATATCTATCTCTTATTAGATGATTTACCTTTAGACTGCTGTTGCATCATTTCTGATTCTTTCTGTTTGGTTTCTTCTAGATGCTTCAAATAGAAGTTACGAAGATAAATTGGCATATGATACACTTGCTCAAACGTAAATCCACCATTACTAAAATACGATAAGGTGAATATCGATTGATGTATTAATACCTTATGCTCCGAGCTCAGGCCAAAAAAAGTTGGCCCCAAAGGGCATCCTCAACTTATTTTCGGTGTTACACGCATCACACGTTACTACCATGTCAAAATCAACATCTGGAGATACTCGCTTTATTTCTTGACGAAGTGCTCGAATATCACGAATAATCATTGAATCTACGAAATCCCGAACAAACTTTCTGTCACGATTTCCATTAACAGATGTAATCGTATATTTTAATCTAGTGGATGCATCTGGTTCTATTGAATTATTGAACTTCTTTAGTGCATCTACTTCTGTCTTGATTGCCTTTTCATCCCCACGGGTCAATAACTTATAAGTAATGACGATTCCAGTTGGTAATGTTAATTCACGTTCACCATTTGACCACCCTTCACTTTCTGGAAGTTGCATTGGGAGTTCGGCCAAATTAATGGTGTGTTCAAATACGTGTTGACACGAATTACACGTAATTTTAACTGGGTATTCCTTTCCATATGCGAGAATACGTGACGCAACCATCACTGCGTTCAAATCACCCAATAACATATCGTCTGGTTTAACTCCTTTCGTCACAACCAAACTATCCATCAATTTATCCAGTACCGTTCCCTTTTGAATCAAATTTGTTGACGTAAGGATATCTTCTTCCTTTGCCGTCATATACTTGATGTCTACTTGACCGCTTCGTAATGGGCTTTGGTCTGGATATAATAGCCCCTTACTTGGTAGGTCAATTGTTTCTGTTGGAAATCCATATTCTGACATAATAACTCCTTAAACTATTAGGTTTTACCACCTATATAAATATCTTTACTCCACGTTTTTAGTAGAAATATCCTGCTTATAAACCTGGTTTATTTTACTGACAAATTCCTTAAAATAGGACTTTGAGCGTTCTGGGGTGACCAATGTACCATCCACCACCAAGTCTGCCACCTGTTGCTTCTCTTTAAGGATATCCCGCATATATTCGTCAATAGTATCGGCACATAACATATAATAGACTTGGACCTGACCCTTTTGACCGATACGGTGGGTACGGTCTTCTGCTTGTTCGTGGTTTGCAGGTACCCAATCGCAATTCAAGAATACCACGGTATCTATCTGGTGTTGGAGTCCGTCAATACCCATACCGGCTGCCATTAAACTGAACAATCCGACTTTTGCCTCACCGTTAGTCAATCGGTCAATCGTATGTTGACGCTCCTTACTATTCATTTCACCCGTCAACATTGCTGCCTTATCTCCATACTGTTCAGCCAAGAACTTTAACGGGGCAAGGTAATTACTGAAAATAAGAATAGGTTTGTCATTGTCTAAGAACTCATCCACCATTTCTACCAACCGTGGAATCTTCTTTTCAATTAAGAAACTTTGGATTTTCGGCATGTGACCAATGGTTGGCTTCTCCACCTTCCAGCGACCAAAGACTTCCCGTAGTAGTTCCTTATATTGCTTTTGTTCATCCTTTGTCAATTCCACATACAGGTCGTTCCGTTGCTTTGCGGGAAGTTCTGTAAGGATTTGTTCTTTCTTACGACGAATGACCAAATCTTTCGTGCGGTCATGCAAGTCTTGAAGATTACGAGGTGCGTCACCTTTCCATCCACCATATCGTTGCGTGAAATGAAAGAAGTTGTTAAACCGTTCTTTGTCAAGGAAGTTCAACAACGCAAACGCTTCGATGGGACGAGACATCACAGGAGTACCGGTAAGGAACAGACAATACTTAGTTTTGATGCCTGGATACTTTCGGCGTTCCTTATATGACCCCAAGATACTCTTTGCTCTAATAGTCTGACGATTTTTTAGGTAGGTTGCTTCATCACATACCAGCATATCAAACTCTTGCTTTCGTAAATCAGTCACCACCTTACCGACCGCATCGTAGTGGCAAATGTGAAATTGGTTGGACAGCTTTCCATCATAACTCTTACTGTCCCATACAGTGGCTTCTTTACCAGTGAACTTTTTGATTTCACGTTTCCAGTTCACGACAACCGATAGTGGACAGACAATAACGGTTTTCAACTTCTTATGTTGTGCAAACCCAATTGCTTGTGCCGTCTTACCCAAACCAGGCGCATCGGCAATAAGACACCGCCCATCAGCACGTTCTACAAAATTTACCCCGACTTTTTGATACGGGTATAGTTGGAGTTGCATTCCTTTAATATCAAACTCCACATCTTCTTTGACCCGAATCTCATCAAGGTCTTCTCTGCGGTCTTTGAGTTTCTCCAATAATGCCAATACTTTGTCATCACACTTGATATTGGTGTGACCGAAAACGTTGAATGCTTTCTGAAGATGAACCGCAGGAAACTCCCACCATTTTTCCACTCCATTCCATTTCCGACCATCCACCTCGTACTTAAACTTCGCCATCAAGTTGGGATTATACGGCATGACAACTACCGCAGTTTTACTATCCTTTAGGTGAATAGAAACTGCGGTATCCGTAGATACTTGTGATGTAGTGATGACGGTTGGATTATTAGTTCTCGCAATCTTCAAATGCGAGATATCTTCACCTTTGAGGGTGAGTGTCGCCGCTTCTTTCCAGACTTCAGGTATCCCTACGGTCTGTGTCATCCATGTGAGGTATGACTGATTATTATAGTATACGTGGGCAAGTGAATGTCCTCTAAACTTCCCAAACGTCAATATTGCGTTATTCGCCGACTGGTGGAGCATCTTCGACCTTGATGTACGTATATGTATCTACGTCTAATCTCCAACCATCATTGGGATCTAAACTCAGTATTCGCATCATTTCTTCGTTGGCGACCACGACTTTGGTAGTCAACTCTTGTTGATACATTTTTAATAATTGATTATTACTTTCAATTAAGTGGCGTATTGCCAAAGGAACTGGAACCGTTGGTGTCATAATATTTGCCTATAGTGTTTAGTGAAATTTAAAATACTGTTTAGTAAATGTCAAGGTTGTGGAATAGTTGGTAGTGTATATCCTGACGATGTTGGTAAATAGTTAGGACAACCTATAGTTGCCAGTATATATCCGGCGGTTTCAATACATACAATACTGAATTGCGAACCAGATGCTCTGTTTGGGTTAACAAATAACGATAGTGAGGTAAATAGACCCGGACATTCCTTTGTACCAGGCGGACACGAAGTTACGTCAGTTCCTAACGGGCCACTCGGCCCAGTAGGACCAGTGTTACCCGCTGCTGGAGTATCCGTACATGCTTCTTCAAGTATACTTGCTCCAGTTGTTCCATTTGGTGGTACGTTTGTTGTTGATGTAGCGAATGATGCGGTGGGTACAACCACAGAATTCAAAATAAAACTTGCGGTGGCTGCGGAAAATGATTGACTAATACTAGTTACTGATATTGCTTCGGCGTTACCGAACGGAAAGAAATATGACATTATATACCACCCCCGCATGTACCAGAAGTGGTAACAACACCTGAACCGTCGGTTGAAAATACAGCATTACTAGTTGGGTCTGATTTATTTGATAAGTTTGTTGCTAACGATGAACATGACGAATCGTAGTATAATACTACTCCATCTGTTATCGACGCAGCATCAGCATAATAAAATTGAGCTAAGCCATAGTCACAAGTATATGTCATACCGTCATATGTAGCGGACCCCAAACCATCTGTTTGGTAACATACACTGTTTGACCCTGTACTCCATCCCACTGCTAGTAAGTATGCACTCTTACCACGAAATCCTCTGGGTCCATTTGGTCCTTGTGTACCAGTTACACCGGTTTTTGTGAAATTAGAACCAGATGTGCCTGCGGAGCCGCTAATATTAAGTGCCAGTTCAGCGAGATTTATCGCGGTTACTGCTGAATTACTTACGAACGAAGCACTGATTGCTAAACTCGCACTTGTTGCTAATCCTACAATTGTTGGGGGTACTCTATGCGGAAAAAAGTCCATGATAATATCCTAGATTATGGATATGGAAGTGCGTTTGAAATAGTACCAGTAAATCCACTTGGGCCGGTAGACCCACTTGAACCAGTTGCTCCTTTTACATAAATACATTGGCCATCGGCGCCGGCAACTCCAGGTACACCGTTTGTTGCGACAGATGCAGTAAACACTCTAGTTGCTGCACTAGCGGTCAACGCATAACTTGCAAATGATGCGGTAAGAGCTAAACTAGTATCTGATGACCCAGACCCAAACGGATAAAATCTCATATTAATCTTCGGTTGAGTAGATGTATAATGATGCGGTAATGTCTGATGTACCTGCTGACCGATTTTGTAATTGGTACCCAATAATACCACTTCCCACTGTATATTCTTCACCTACCCACGTATATGCTTCTAAAGTTGGTACAAACTTATATTGGAAACTTGCACTGTCAAACATAAAGTCTGCGATTAGTTTAGAATTACCAACTGACGCGGTACCGAATGAACGAGTTTGTTCGGCCATAGGTACATTATCTACCGTGGTGGAATATAGTCGTAATCTGGATTCTGATGTCGCGCTACCACTTAATAGTAATAAACTCTTTTTAGTGGTTATACTACCGGACACGCCATATCCTGTTGTTGGTACGGACGACCCAGAAATTTTAACTACAGAACGGTCGGTCAAACTGTCTCCAACATTTCCGATACTATATACTTCAAAACTAATAATAGTATTTCCTGACGAAGCACTAGCGTGATACCAAGTTTCTCCATTAACAAATGTATTACCAATAACTGGTGGGTCTAAATTTAATGTACTCCCACTATCCAATATTGCGTCTAATATTAATCCAACATTTTCATTTAAAGTAAACGTAGTCGGACTTCTACTAGCGTCAATATTTACACTAGCACTATCAGAATATAATCTCAAACGTGCAGCTTTATTTGCTGTTACGCCTAATAGAATATACGACCCTCCCGTGGATTGTACAGACCCGCTAAGAGTACTTGTGGCAAACGTTGGGAGGATTACTGTTTTACGAGAAAATGTAGTACCTGCTGCGATTTGTTCTACTAAACCCATGTATTTCTCTTATAAAAGGTACTAGTATAAATATCTAATTTACCGAATAATAGACACATTTTACCGATAATGATCACCACCAAGCCACAATACGAAAGACCGCCGAGTTCCTTTAGTAACAGCAGAAACTCTGTGCATCATATAAGATGGGAAAATAACAACATTTCCACGACCCCGTGGTGCTTGAATCGGACCATTTCCACCTTGCCAGATTTCTAAATCACCACCTTCGTATTCGTCCGTTGCCGACAATTGGACAGTGATAGATACCTTACGGAGTGATAACATACCAGGTCCAATGTCTTGATGCCATCCATAATGACCACCTGCAGACGCATGATATTCGGTATATTGAATTGCTTCTGGAGCTGTGTGTAAATCAAAGTTCCACAGTACATCATTGGCTTCGATAGCCATATTCATCATCTTTTCGTATAACCAATCCCACTTTTCTGTCTGAGGTACCCACTTAATAGATGATGAACGCATTTGTTTATTTCCACCAACCGTAGTTGCTTCTTGGAAAGTAATTTCACCGACTTCACGATAAATCTTATCTAATTCTTGGTTACTGAACCCCTTCTCAAACCAATAATAGTTTTGTGCATCTACATGCTTCTTAGGAAAAATTAAACTGTGTTGCATACGTAACTCCTTAATTAGAATATTTAGAAAAATAAATTTGTCTGTCGTTTTCAGTAACAGGTGAGAACATCGGTAATCGTACGGAATACATATCACTCTTCGTATATATAATTTACATAACCTTCGTCTGTACCAAATCGACTTGGTACACTGAGCGGATTATCTTTATTAATTTTGTATGGGTAATCTTCTACACCTAATTCTTCAAACCGTTTACTAATACGTTCATTATAGTGATACATAATCGTTCTGACTCTGCGTTGGATATCTGCCCGAGATAAATCGTGGGTATTTTGTCCAGAATTGTTGTTATAAATAAATTGAATATACCCTAACTTCGGTATCTTAACAAACTTGGTATGTAGGAATGTACGAACAATCAATTCGTAATCATCAGCAATTGCTAAATCTCTATTATGGCCACCGATTGCAAAGTATACATCTCTCCGCCAAACTCGAACGTGATTTGGAACACCCACAATATGACGAATGGTTTTTGGATTGATATTAGAGGTTACTACTACATCCCACATAAGTCCTCTATAATTAACCTTTCTATATTTACCGTATCCTAACGAGAATCCCTCTCCATAGGTTAATGAAGTCCAATCCTCTCGTATTTCTACACTATCATTATAAATAAATCCAGCATCTGGATATTTCTTTGCTGCTGCCATCACATCTGCCGAACAATTTTCCGTCAATAGGTCATCGTGGTCAAGTTCAGCTAACCATCGGCCTTTCGTCAAGCACGCCGCTCTATACTTTGATTCTCCGATGGTTCCTTTTGTCTTTTCTCTAAAGTCATAAACTCTAACTCTATTATCCATTGCGGCAATACGTTCTGCTATTTTTAATGTCTTACCACCATCCGATGAATCGTTAACCATTACCCATTCCCAATTCGGATAGGATTGTTCTTTCAACGATTCATATGCACGAAGTAATTTGTTGCCAGTATTATATATTGGGGTAAAGTACGAGATTAATGTATCCGTATTTTGTTCCAATATTTGGTTCATCGCACAATTATATGCTATTTCTCCAACATAATCTTGACCTGGAGGCAATGTCATCCACCGTTTACGAACTTCCAAGTTAGACATACACAGGTTTGGAAAATTAGTATAATCATTTGACACCGTAATAATAGCATCTGGTTTAAAATTCACCAAATATGATGTCAAGTTGTTATCATTCTTTGCATACAATACATCTAGACTGGTATCTTCGTACCCTAGGTGATTTATCGTTTCCAATTCGGGTTCTTCGTTTCCAATATATAATACTTTTGGTACTCTGGCTTTTTTCGTAGGTGTTAAATAATTGTAATAACACAATACTTTGTGAATAAAATGAAACTGTTCTGATGCTTGTTTATATAATGGTTCTATGAATCTGCCGTCAGCATCATATCCACCTTCATATGTTCTTAACTTATATAATGATGCATGTAACACATATTGAGCAGAATCAATATGACGTAATTTCATATGCTCTGGCCCAACCTTCCTGATGTCTAATCCAGTAAAATCATTTCCCCCGACATATTGTTCGAATACAAATCCTAACTTAGTTGGGTTTTCTTGTATGGCTGTAAGTAATTCTGTATAAAAATCTGAATGTATAATATTATCATCATCCACCATACAAACGAACTCGTCACCAAATGTATTAATAATCTGACTTAGTTGCGGGTATAAATAATCTGTCCCGTTACTTTTCATAAAATGCAACTTCGTAGTACTATCTTGCATTTCATGTAACAATTCAGCGTCTATGTCTTTCAGAGTAGTGGTATCAAAAATAAGATGCCATACTACATTAAATGGTGACGGAAATACTGTTTGTTTAATACGAGGTAGATTATGTAACCGAGTACAACGAGTTAAAACATTTAGTGTTACCATGCGACATCAAAGAAGAATAGTTGGAAGAAACGAGCATTGTCAATGGCGTCACCAAAATATCCAGTTGCTGCGTGAATTGCTTTTGCGTCAAACATTACTAACCGATTATATACGTTTGCCATATTATCCACTAATTCATATGTGGTATTGTCATAGAAATTCATTTGATTACTGACACCCTTGAATGTCTTAGCATAAATTTCTTCATTTCCTTCGTATGAATCAAATCGCATCGCCCCAGTAATTTTACTCTTGTAAGTAGCTGTACCTGTGTTTAATGGTGCGTTTGGAGTAAGATATACCATCGCAGCATATGTTTGTGTATCTACGTGATATACTATAGGATCGGTAGACGTACAATACTGAAATTTACCATTTGCATATCTAGAATGATTCCAATTAATAATTTCTCTGCCCAAAATTGATTCTAATTTTTCTTTGGTTCCGTTTAGTATAAAACTTTCTTCACTACGTTTTCCACGATGATAATCTGATTCATTAAATGTTAAATTTTTCATTGCAAAATTTCTAACAAAATCTGGATCTGCATAAAAATTATCTATAATGATAATTCCTTTCTTCTCATTTTGGAATCCCGAATAAAATACTGCCCAACGTTCAAATGTACCAATATTGTGTACCATTTCACCGTTTTTAAGAATCAATCCGATTTGACTTTGTAAGTGTGTTTTGTGTAACCGAACCGTCACGCCTAGATTATCGGACTGTAAATGCGGGTAAACTTGACGAACATCTGGTCGTGGATTAATTCCCATCGCCGGAAGGAGTTGACCTCCTATAGTTAATCCTACCACTTCTTCTCTTAGGTGTGCTATCCATCCAGAAAATATATATGTATCATCATTATGTACTTCCATTTTATCCATGTACCACAACACTGAATCTGTGTTTGTCATATGATTAATAAAATCTGACATGTATTAACTCCATATTAGTAAATTTAGTTACTGTATTAGGCAAAAGAGAGTTGAGGACAGATGTATGCCCTCAACTCTCTCACTTATATAATATAAACTATATTCATCAACTGTCCTTTGAAATAAACCTAATTTAGTTTAATATAAAAACTCTATTCTGTCAAGTCCTTGTTTTTCATTTTTTCGATTTCTATATCTAATTCCTTAATTGCTTGAATCAATAAGGCAACAATCTTTTCATAACGTACTGCCATATATCCGTTTTCTCTGGTGATTACAACCTCTGGAATCACTCGTTCAATTTCTTGGGCGATAACACCAATATCATGTCCATAATTTTCGTGGATACCTTCCATTGGAATCCAGTCGAATTCATATCCACCTAATTGACGAATCTTTTCAATTGCACTAGTAATAATTTGCTTATTCTTCTTTAATCGTTCATCTGATGAGTAATATGCCACGATATCATTTGTTGCTCTAATATTACCTGCTGTACCCGATGCACCAGTACCCACACCCAATGAATTTACTTGTGCATCAGAATTAGTGGTAAATCCACCGGCGGGACCAGTTGGGCCAGTTGGCCCAGCATCTCCTTTTGGTCCATTTGGACCAATGGATCCAGCATCTCCTTTTGGTCCTGTTGGGCCTTGATTTCCTTCATTTCCTTTTGGTCCTGTTGGGCCTTGATTTCCTTCATTTCCTTGTGGTCCTGTTGGGCCAATGGATCCAGCATCTCCTTTTGGTCCATTTGGACCAATGGATCCAGCATCTCCTTTTGGTCCTGTTGGGCCTTGATTTCCTTGTGGTCCTGTTGGGCCAGTTGGGCCAGTTGGGCCTTGATTTCCTTGTGGACCTGTTGGGCCAGTTGGGCCAGTTGGTCCTTGCGCACCAGTTGCGCCTTGAGGTCCAGTTGGACCTTGATTACCTTGTGGACCTGTACCGCCAGTTGGTCCAGTTGGTCCTTGCGCACCAGTTGCGCCTTGAGGTCCAGTTGGACCTTGATTACCTTGTGGACCTGTGGGACCAACATTACTGATGCTGATTGTTCCA